GAATATGAGGATCAGTAGCATCCTGCTCCAACTTGTACTGAGTATCGGTATCCTGTACCTTGCCAGCAATATAGCTGTCAATGTTCTTAATCTCGCTTGCCGTATACTCAGGCTTAGTAGCAGCCTTCGCCCACTCAGGTACATCGCCAGCCAACGCAGTAACATAGGGCAGATCATTAAACGCAGTAGTGCCATCACCCAACTTCAGCAGAGTAGCAGCCTTTGTACCAGCATCAGCATCGGCAGGAACCAGAACCACAACAGGCTCGTTCACACCATAAACAGCATTCTTGGCCTCCAGATTAGCCAGAGCATCACCACGAAGTTTATACTGAACAGTAATAGTCTTAGTAGTAGCCATAATCAATTACCTCCTAATATTCTTAAATGTTACCGTCAAGAATGATGTAATCGCCATCATCTTGCTTTAATTTGTTTACATTCAGCGAGGCGACCTCCATTGTGCCGTCTTTGCCAATAGTAACCATGTTTTCTGAATCGCTGGATTTTACTATACCAGCCGTAGTTGCATCACCAATAGGAACATTAACAGTGACACCTTCTTGGATTGTTTTATCTAATTCTGTAAATTTATCCTGAACATTTTTGAAGTTATCGTTAATCTTTCGTGCAACTTCGGAACCAGAATCAGAATTAGCCTGTGTTGTTCCTGCTCTTAACAACTCATAAACGAAATTCATTCAATCAGTCACCGCCTCCCTTTAAGCATACAGAATATAATCTGAACGTAATTCAGCGGTATTAAAAAGGAACCCTTTATAGTCCTCTGGCTGTCCTACTGGAGCAAAGCAGCTACCAGTAATAACAGGATCATCACCGCCTCCGGGCGGCTCATACGGAGGGCTGTGAACGGGATAGAATACACCCCAATAGAAACCATAGGCCATAGACATATCACATCACCGCCTTAATAAATAAAACAAATGATACAATCGCTTACAGGCTTTTTGAATTTTACTTCTTTGATTTCTGCGGTATTTGTACCACCAAGAGCAATACTTGAAAAATTGCCCAAACCATCAGTTGTGTACTCAAACCCATCCATAATAAATTCAGTATAAGCCGCTGTTTTCATAGTGATATGATATAATTTGTCAGCACGTGAACTTGGCTCCACCTTTTTAATTTCCGCTAAACAACGTTCAACAACATTCTCGTTTGCAAGGAAATTTTGATGGATCAATCCACCTTGTTTTCTTACCATTACTTCACCACCTTTTATAAATCGAGTTCTTTATGTTATTCTGTAATTATCACATAATCGACTTCGTTCAAAGTCATATTATCAAAATCACTCAAAGTAAGATCGTCCATTTCAGATAACAACCGATAACGTTTCAAGCCTGCGCTTGCCTCACAGTCTAAATACATTTCAGATTGTCCAGAAATAAACTGAATCAAAACTTCTGTCATTTCCACAAGTAGATTCAAGGAATTGTCAATCTCAATAAACTTTTGCAGTTGCCAATCTATATCTGCATTTGCACTTAGATACATTTCGGATTCCACACCATACAACATCTTTTTTAAAATATACTTTTCAATAGGTGATGCACTCATATATGAAATTGCTTGACCAGCGATTGTAAGCAAATAAAAAATATCTGTTGGCTCAACATCAAGAAACATTTCAGATTCATCTACCCCAATGTTTTTCACGCTTGCAAAATCAATATCTGCCAACAATTCTGCATCATTTATAATCTTCTCGAAACTGTATTTCAAAGTATCAAGTTCATTAACCAGTAATTGCATATCAAACTCAACATCGCCGAATGAATGAGCAATATAATAATCAAGCGGATCAACAGCAATTTCCAGAGAAGAATCGCCACCAGTGAATGATTTTTCTGTAACATCAAGTTCACTTGCAAACGAAACCATTTCTGTTTCCCCACCTGTAATTACTTGGTTCACCAAATCCATATCAACATCTACATAAAATTCATTATGAATTTTTTCTGCAACAATTTCTAAAATATTTTCCATTGTTGTGTCCAAAATCATTGAAGCATCAACCTTCAAACTCTTACGCACTTCAATATCATCTAATGTCGCATATATGTATAGCCAATCATAAATTGAAAAAGAATCTCTTTGAACTAATTGCGTGATAATAACATCAATTTCGGTGAGCCGTTTCTTTAAATAAACATCAAATGATTGCAATTATCTCACCTACTTTCTTTGAATAATTTTACGGGGTTGGAACTGCTGGCGCTGCTGGATTTGCCAAGGTCAGCTTCAAGCTACCTGTTTTAACCATAACGATTGTTGCAGTTTCAACACTTCGAGCCTGTGATAATACATTAAACATAAGCAAATTACCGTTAGTAGGCGCATCGTATAAAACAAAATGCGTCACTGTACCCCAACTTGCAGAACTCTCAGGAAAAGAAATCTCATTCTTATTAGTAATTACACCGTTTGCAGGAACATCTAAAGATGTTAATTCTACACGTGCATATCCAGCCGATGCAAGAGGTTCAGTTGCACCAGAACCATCTACATCAGGAGCGGAAGAACTTAAACCAAGATATACTTTACTTGGCAATCCCGGACTTGTTTGCGTTTTAAAAACGTTGCCCATAATACAGTTCAGAAAATATGTAGAAGTCATATCTTACTCTCAACCTCACTTTCATAATATTTTTTGGTTTATCTATTTCAAAAAACTTTCATTGATGTTATGTACAATTTGCAAGAATCCCTGATTAGGGACTTCTACTTCTCCATCAACATCTTTGATAGTGATTTGATAAATGTATTTTCCGTGTAATCCCAAAGTATCACGTGGTTCTAAATCGACCGCAGCAACATTTTTCACTTCATCATCACCAATAAGAAATGTAAGTGGCTTTGAAATTAACGGATCGCCAGTCTGATCAGAATAATCAACGACAGCAAAGTTGCCAGTACAACCATCTGCATTAAATGGGACTTTAGCCATTGTGAATAAATGCCAGTGAAAAGTATTGGACTGGCCTGAAACGAACATTACTTCTGGCATTGTGTAAATATCACGCCTCATAAATCACCCTCCACAATCCACAGGAAATTCACAAATGAAATCCAAAATGCAATTACCTGTTACACGTATTTTGTTCATGCCTTTTTTCAATGGAAACCAATTAAAATTGCAATATTGATATAAGTTAGAATAAGCATCATCAGAAGATTCAATTATGCTCAAATCATTATCAATCGAAATTGTCAAGAAATAACTTTGTGGCAATCCAGAGAATTTCAACTCCGAATTACCACAAGATTGATTAACTATTGAAATTGTATTGCTGCCATTTAGTTGAATTTTCATTTTTGGATAATAAAGTCGATTAATAGTAGCACGACTAATCAGTTGAATATTTGAAACACCACTACATGAATAATTGAAACTCTTAGGAAACATATATCCATATGGTGAATCGCAAGTTACTTTTGCTGTAAACGCCCACGGCAACCAAGATAATTGAATCGGCTGTAAGTCACTGATTACACAATGATAACGAATCATTTCTAAATCTGGCTGTTCAATCTCCAGCCAATGATATGTATTGTGTCCAGCTAACCAGTTTGCGATAGCATTCATCTCATAGCGATCCAAATGCTCATCCATGCTTAGTATCTCCGATGGATCGACACCAAAAACTAAATTAAATTCAAGTGGACTTTCAAATGATCTACCATATAAAAAAGTCCGTCCCTTGGACGGAATCACATCAGTTTGTAATTTGCCTGTACTGGCAAAGGGAGTAGCTTCATTGGTATTCCCATCAATATCAAAAATCCGTAGTCCAAATTGTTCACATGGGATTCTATTGAAAGAAAACCGCTTTGCGATAAACCCCATCTACTCACCTCACAATCATTTTTACTCTGTCTTTTTCTCTCCTTCATTCTGCTTTGCTTCATCCTGCAAAGCAATACGAATTTCATTCAGAATTGCATAACACCCCGCCAAATTGCCAGCATTTTGAATCCCCATTACAGAAATATTGTCAAGAGCCTTACATACAGCATCGACCCTATTTAAAATTTCCACTTTTTCCATTTAGTCATCCTCCTTAATTTGACATTTCAAGCGTTCAATTTCTTTAAATAACTTTTGAATCATATGAACGCACACAGGAATTATTTCGCCATATCTAATTCCATAATAAGTTTGCAATTCGCTATTTTCATCTTCACGTTCAAATGTTTCTAATAAGGCAAGTTCATCTTCTGACAAACCACATTCATTCCGCACAGCTTCAACGTCTTGAGCAATAAACCCAATATGCCGCTTTTTATCTTCTTGCTTATTCAAAAGAAATGATGCAGGATTAAGTTTCAAGAAAAAATCTTCATATCTGTCGATATTGTATAGAATATTGTTCTTAAATCTTCTATCAGAATCTACAGTGATTTCACGATTTGCATGAATACTACTACCAGCACAATAAAACTGCGCACTACCACCTGACATTAATGCTCCCGCATTACTCACAAAAACATAATAATCAGCATATGGGCCAGCAGAGCCATACATTTTTGCTCCATTGGTGACACGAATTCCATCACTACCTTGAGCGCAACAAAAACCGCCAGTTCTTGTTCCTAATGTAACAATATCAGCATCAATCGTGCCAGACCTAATATAATTCGCATTAATATAAAGTCTACCGCCATAAGAATCACTAAAAATCCCGAATCGTGTTCCGCCACTTGTTAAAACATTAAAAACATTCAAATCATTACATCTATTATCCCAAGCAAAATTATAAACATCATTGGCGTAACGATATGCGGCATCCGCATCATCAAGAGCATCATAAGCAAGATTGTATGCACCATTAGCACGTGTATACGCATCTCCAGCATATCTCCAAGCATCATCAGCATAGTTGTAGGCTCCGTTTGCACGTTGATATGCCTGACTCATAGTAGGATTGATTTCATCAACTGTCGCCCAATTTATTGAACTTCCTGCTCCCATTGTGATATTACCATTAATAGTAACAGCACCATTATCTGTCACTTGGAACGTAACAGCGTTTGTTGACTTGTTTCTAATGGTAATACCATACAGATCAAGATAGTCAGAATCAATCTTAGAAGAACTGGTTGCCAAGTTATTACTGCCAGATGTATTTGTCAGAATATTTCTGCCACCAATATACAGTGAAGAAGCATCAACACGGCCTTTAATATCTGCACTTTTCGCTCTCATGTTTCCGTTTGCATCAACATAGAAATTTGGATTAGTAGCAGTACCACCGATACTCAAATTGCCCTGCGAATCAACACGAAATGCAGTAGGGCCACCAACCTCAAGTGAACCTCTAAAAATACCAGCAACAGCGTCAATCGTACCTTTTAAGTACACGTCACCATACATATCAATCCAGAAATTTGCATTAGGTGTATCATTAGATGCTAAGTTTGCAATTCTTGTTACGCTACGATTATTTGCTGTCCTGACACCTGTTGGCTGGCCTTTAGAGTTATAGTAAAACATAGTGTTCTTATCGCCACCACCAACAATACCAAATACGGCTCCTAAATCAATTCTGCCGCCAGTGCTACCATAAAGATTAAATGAAGCATTATGCAGCGAAGCACCTTCTCCATCCATCTTGAAAACGGCAACACCACCATCAGTCTTTTCACTTTCAATAATCAGATTGTTACCAGCAAGAATAGTTCCTACCAGAGCAGGAGTTACAATGCCATATAACGATCCCAAGTTCTTATCAACAAATTCACCGATACCGATAGTTGCAGAGTTCCATCCATCGTTTGTAAACATCAAAGCATTATGGGCCATCCAGATTTGCTTTGGACTATAGCCACCACTGGCCTCATCATATTTTCGACAGCGTAACCCAGCTTGATCAATAGTGATTTCGTTATGTGTACCAGACAGAATCATATTCTTCATGGTATCAAGAGCAGAATCCATAAATTTCTTGATATTGGTATTAGCACCGCTATTAACGAAATTGCTGTAGTTGAATTGGTTAAAATCCAAAGTCTTACTTATAGACACAGATTCATCTAAATTATCTAAAAAGCTGAATTTTCCATTCTTAATTTGAAAATCACTTGCAAACTCTAATTCAAGTTTTGATAAATCATCAAATTCAACTGATACGCCAGTTACAATAGGTTCAATTACACCCATATTCAGATGCAAATAAATTCTTTCACCTAATGTAAATTCTTTTGCAAATGAAACAAAGTCATCTATTGCAAAGAAATTTGAACTATCGACTGTAAAGTGATATACAGGATATGCTTTCTTATCAAGAACATCTTTTCCATATTCAAACAAATCCCATGCAATCGACATTCTTTGATATTCACTTGTTTCATAGGTCATATATGCCGTTGTAGCAGATGTGTTAATCCGAATAGATGTATCACCATAAGACACGTTCGTATATAATCTACCAGTCAACGATAATGTTCCACTTGGAAATGTATTACCATTAATTGATCCTTGGTTTAAATACAATGACATTATAAAAGTGTTATCACGATTGACTTGTAATGTACCACTCACAACATCTGCATTCAATTTAAGTTGAGAATCATTGACATTAATAAAACCACCACGAATAGTATAAAATGTAATATCACTTGTATACGTTGCCATTCTGACAGCCGTACAATTAGCAATATTAAAAACAGACGATAATCCACGAGTTACACTTGATTCAGATGAATAACTATCTACTTCACTCGCCACAAAAGAACTGTCAGTTAAACTACCACACTTAAAGTAACGGTCTAAAATTTTCAATTCATTATCTGTGAAAAATGATGAAAATGCCGTTTCCTTATTTATCTGTTTTAACTGGCTTGTATAGTTGCTGATTTGATTTTGAATTGTAGTAAGCAAACTATTTTGAGAATTAATCTCACTTTCTTTAAACTTTATTTGCGAATTGACAGTATTCAATTTTGATTGCAAAGAACTATCCATTGCAACAGCTTGAAGTAATGCGGCCTTTTGTGATTCAAGTCCTGTTAATTCGCCTTGCATATCTGTCAAAACAGCACTCTCAGTAGCATAACGTGAAATTTGCATATTTTGAGCAATGACTATGGAATAATACAAAGTCTGATAACTTTCAAATGTTATCTTCCAACGATTCCACTTTTGAATAATATCTGCTGAAAAGTATTCCTCAGTCATATACGAATCCAAATTATAAATCCGATTTTCTCCCATTGGATTCACGCTACGAATATCAACACCATCTGCACCATTTACGTCTAATACTGTAAACAGATCATCAATATCTTCTTCCACTACAATTTCTTTTGCGAGGTTGCTTGTCGAAATATAAACTGGCTTTGTTGGAACAGTATTATATTTATTGCGCACATTAATCTTTCGATTATAAGTATCAAAATCAAAAACGCATTCATATGTCTTTTCCAATTCAGATTTCATGAAATCATAAATAGACAAGCCATCAACACTAAATGTTCGATATTTACCAATTAAACTTGAAGAAACTGTACCAAGACTCCAAGAAGGCATTTCCGACAAAATAATACCTAAAATAGTGCTATCTGGCGCAAACGGATTCCAAAAGTTATATGTTCCTTCTTCCAGCGAAATACTCTTATTTGTAAATTCATATTCCAAAGAATAGCCAGAACAACTTTTGCTTGACTTTACTCCGTTATCATTTTCTGCTGGATTATGTAATATAAATTGTCCAAACCCTTCTACATCAATAATCCTCATGCCAGTCAGAAGATCATATTCGCTCAGTTTTTTCCCATTAACGTGTGATGGATATGTAAAAGAAATTTCTGAAAAGTCCCTATATCTAATTATCGCTTCTGGTTTTATAATATGTCCTAATACACCTATCGCTTTCCCATCAAAATTCCGTATAATAAAATTAGGGCGTTTACGAAAATTCAATTTTGAAAAATTAATGACCAAACAATGACCTCCTTTCTATGAATATAGAGATAGCAGAGAGCAAATTGCCCTCTGCTATAACAAATGTGGTTAATATCTCAAACTTCTTTTCCCACGCATAGTAAATACACTATCAAGTTCTTTAATGGTATAATTACTGATCTTTTTTGTCAGGCTCTTGATTTCAGCATCATCCAGCTTTTGCAAAACTTGCATTGGGAACGTCAAGTTAAATTCATTCGACATACCACTATTCTCAACGACTGTCTGTGTTTGCTGGGCATCCTGCTTAATCTGTTCCTGCATCCTGCTCCCCATAAGGTCAGTATCAGAAATAGAATTAATCACTTTGCCATATTTGCCTAACATAGTTTCTGCAAAGTCTAATGCTTGATAAATAGGTTTCTGCTGTTCCTTGGTAAATACGGCTTCGCCCTTTTTCAGCTTCGCAAAAAGTTCATCCTGCTCCAGTGTAGGATCATCGCCAACAATACCGCCAGTATGATAAGTGTATTTCTTATACTTCTCATACAGCAATGAACCATCAGATGTATACCATGTACCATTATCACGATAAGCGTTGATACCATATCGGGCCAGACTTTGCCCAAGCTGGAGGTTTTCTGCATCCAGCCGCTTTCGTTCGCTTTCACTTGCATTACCCCATGCTCGGCTATTTGCATACATCTTTTTAATGATATTATGCACATTTTCAGTTTCTTGCCCACCACTGGTATCATAATTACCAGAGTTACCGATCACATTCGGAGTAGTAGATGTTCCAGTCAACCCACCGCCAATGATTGTGCTGCTACTTGAAGAACTGGAACTGGCCTCCAATGCCGCAAGTTGCTGTTGCGTTTGCAGAACAGCATTAAGATAACTACCATACTTTTCAACAGCAATACACGCCGCATCCCAAGCCGCAGTAATCTCATTATTTGTGACAGTGCCGTACTCATAGTTCCAATCAAGAAGCTGCTGATAAAGAGTGTCCCATTGCGTCTGAATTCGCTCGATAGCAAGTTGATACAACTTTTCTTCAGAAGAAATACTATTTTCAAGGACTTCAATTTCTTTCTTCTTCTCTTTTTCGTAGGCATCAAACATATCATCAAGCATATCGCTGGTTGCATCATATGCGTGATCGGCCTGATCATCAGCCAAGTCATTTGACAAATCAGCAATTTCCTCTTTCAACTTTGCCTGTTTTGCCGCAGATTCACGACTATCATCTAACTCCAGTAAAGCAAGCTGCTGTTGAAGTTTTGCCAGTTCCTTTGTCTTTTCAGCAACATTCTTAGTGTAATTGTCCTTTTCACGCTCAAGTTCGAGTGACTTTTTCTGCAAGTCAACAATATCTTTCATCTTGTCAACTTGATTCTCCAAAGCCTCAATCTGATTCTTGACTTCCTGTTTAATCATTTCCATGACATATTTCAGCAAGTCATCCAGATAATCGCCTTGCTCCTTCAGGGCTTTCTTTGCAGACTCGTTAGCCTCTTTTACAGAGCCTTCTACCTTACCAATACTGGAGATAGCAATACCAGACAGCGCACGAAGGTTGTTAATGTTCTGCAATGCTCCAGCGTACATCGTATCATTCAGATCACCAGATACATTCAGTAGCCTTAACTGCGCATACACTAAATCCCATGTAGCTGTTGTGGTCTGCTCAGTTGCCAATGTCAAGTTCATCAATTCAGTGATTTCGTTGCGCTCAATCGCACTACGAATCTGTTGCACATAACTTAACGCAGTTTCAACCGCCATTTGTTCAGTACGTGCCGCAATCACCTTTTGCAGACTTTCTTCATTGATAACTAATTGTCCATTTTCATCTTTCAAATAGGCAAGGTACTGGACACCCCAAGAACAAATCTCTTGTAAAGTATCAATGGTAATAAAGCCACTATCAGCATACTCTTGAGCAGCGTCCTTCAATGTATCATACAGGCCAGTAATTTCATCAACTGCATCATTGACATTATCTACTACTTGTTGCCATGCGTTAGCAGAAGTCTCGGCAATTTTATCATAGTAGTCCCACCACAAATCTGACAGTTTACTAACTTCATCACTGGTATCAGAATATCCAAGAGAACGATAATACTCCGCTTGTTGATGTATCTCATCCTGCATCGCTTTATAATGACTAATAATATCAGACGTATATCTTGTGATCCCACTAAAGTCCTTATTTGTAATTGCCTTGTCGAGCCAATTTTCATTTAAGGTAATAGCGTTTTCGTGTTCTTTAACAGATTTCTCATATGTTTCAATGATTAAATCTTGAATACTATCCTGATATTCCCACCATTGTTTTTGCAATTCTTGAATATAATCAGAATTTTCATCAAGCCCTAATGCACGATATTCCTCTGCTTGTTGATGTACTGCATCCTGCATTGCTTTATAGATTTTAATAATTTCATTGGAGTTTACGCCTTTATGTTCCATAATGAAAATAGTATGTTCATAATCTCCAATAAGATCATCCATAACCTCTTTCATTTTCTTTAATGTATCTTCTAAAGCATCTTCAAGATTTTCAGTTTCTTTTACCGCATCTTTCAGTTCTTTCGTTGTAGTAGAAGAATTATTACCAGAGAAAACAGACTTATAAGTTCCGCCCTTTGGCTTGATTGTTCCACTTGCACCGCCATTATAGCCACCAGAATAAGCAGGAATCGAACCACTAAGATATTTGCCACTCTTTAAAATATCTTTCGTTTCCTCTGCTGTATATACAGTATCGCCTTGATTTAAATGAACAATTTCAGGGCCATTTGTACCAGCTAAATAAGCCTGATCACCAGACTTAATAAGTTCAGCACCTTCTTCGCCAGTTAATGCAGCACCATCAGGAGCATTTTTAGTTCCTTTGGCAAAGCCAAGCATACTAAGCAAACTATTTTTTCTCTTAACATCAACAGAAACAGTAACCGTTTTACCAGTTAAACCATTGATTGTAGTCTGCAAATCATGTACTTTACTTTCTGCTGTTTCCGCAGAAGTACCAATAGCCTCCAACTGACTTTGTGCATTATCGGTTGATGAAGCGTCAACATCATCTATTGATTCACCAAGACTATTAACTTTACTTTCAACAGTCGCAAAATCTAAAGTATCAATAAATTGCAATACACTTTGCAAATCCTGAACTTCACCTTTAGCATTCGTTAATGTAATGCCATCAGCTTCATCCAATTTTGTAATTAATCCTTGAGCATCCTCTTTGGTAAAACTTAATTGCTCCATCAAAATAGACAGACTTTCAGTATTCACCTTAACTTCAATACCATCATCTGTAGCCAACCCCAAGTTTGTTAAGCTGTTAGTTAAAGTATCTACATCGGAGGATGCAGATAAAAACGTAACTCCCTCAACACCTTGTAATGTTTGCAACAGATCATAAATATCTTTATTGGTATAACCCAAAGAGATTAACTGATCCGTTAAAGCATCAATATTAATTGCAGTTCCTTCCAATGAATCAGAAGAAAGCCCAATTTTTTCAATAGCATCAAGAACTTCCTCGACATTATAAAAATCAATATCGCCCCACATTGATAATGCTTTTAAACATGACAATGCTGCTTCTTCTGTAATGCCTAATTTTTGAGCAATTTCGTCTATTGACGTTGCATCAATATCAAATGTAAACGAACCATCTGTAAATTTTTCGATTGTAGCGAGAATGTTACCATCTTCATCAAGAACTTTGCCATTTTCTGCAATTTCATATAGTCTTTCTAAGAATCCTGCTCCAGCAGAATCAGCATCTTCAAAAATGCTAACATTCTTTTGCATTGCAGCATAAATCTCATTAAGACCATCTGACCAACCCCATGTCTGAAGTTGTTCTGCTCCAAATAAAAATTCAGCCGCCGCCCAAAATGCGTTGCTATTAGTAGTCCCTGCTTCAAATTGTTCATTCAAAGCCTTAAACGCCTCAGCATAAGATTTAAATTCCTCATCCTTTTCAGGAACACTCATAGCAGCATCGTAACGAGATTTGGCTTCTGTTACTTGGTCAAAGTCTCTAACCATACCTTCTAAGGCTTGGTTAAGCAACAACGCACTTTCAGTAATTAATGCAAATCCATCTTCGCCATCAGCGACAGTTTGAAGTACCTTGGCAAGAAATTCTGCGCTCATTCCATCCTGATCCAGAATAGACTTTAACGCTGAACTATCTTCTGCAAGGTCTTTAATATTTTGCCCTGTAATTCCATCAAGAGTATTTGCCATCTGAATTAAAGATGCTTTTGTATCGGCAAAGTCCTCAGAATCCCACATTCCTTTTAAAGAATCACGGATATTTTTAGCTTGAATGGCAATTTGATTGCCAGTATGCTCAAAATAGTACATAAATGCTTCGACAGAAATACCGGCTTCTTCAGCCGCCTCTTTGATAGCATCATACATTTCATTAACAGCACCAGCTTCTCCAGTAAAGTGCATGGCCTCTCCAGTATGAATTGCCGCATCACCAATATCAGCAAGCAGATTTTTAATAATCTGCCCATCCATCTCTAACCCTTCTGTATCGAGCCGCAACAAACTTTCATTTGTCCAGCCTTCTCCAGCTTTATCAATCAACCCCCAAATGTATTCATCAACAGTATGAGAATCTAAAAGCACAGGGCCATTTTCTGTTTGTAAAATTGGCGAGAACGCAATCTCTACACCATCATATTCCGAAGATGAACCAAATACTGTAGAAATAGAACCTCGCATCTCATCAACAGTTGCGCCCCAAGATTCAATCGCATCTTTATAAGTAGCAAGGTTTTCGTCTGTCCATTCAAGAATTTGTCGATTATTGGTATCAATATTGCCATATACAGTATTAGACAGATCAATACCCAATAATCCTGCTTCATTAAGAACACTTTGGTAATTTGAGAATAATTCCTCATATTCTTTAAGTTTATCTTTAGAAACAATATTTTCAATATTTGCAGCTTCAATCGCTGTCTTTAATTCATCTAATCCCTCAACACGAGAATTAATAATCAGGTCATACACAAGATTAATCTGTTCATCAGAAAGAGATTCTAAATATTCTCTAACTGTATTAACCTCATCTATCGCAACATTCATATCGGATGCAAAATCCTGAATGCCACCAAAAATATTTTTGAAATCCATATTCTTGAAATCCAGTTTAAAATCTGGCATTTCTACAAGAGATTTTACAATCTCAGTTTTCTTTCTTGTGATTTCATCAATAACACGCTCTTGTGAGCCAAGATTATCTAACCATTTTTTATAAGTGTCATTTTCAGAAAGAATAGAATCTACATAATTTTCAACAGAACCAACACGATCATCAAACCTTATATCACTTTCCATATTGTCAATGATCGCTTGTCTAAATCCCTCAAATTCTTCTTGTGTTTTTGGATCAGAAATGGCACGTTGAGCCAATACTAAATCAGAAGCAATTCCCCTGTTAGCTGCTTCAATAGCGGCAATAGCTGGTTTTAACTCATCGGCATATTCGTTATATAACGATGCAAGTTCTTCTGCAACTGGATTATCAACACCAAATTTTTCGATAACATCATTCATGGCATTTTCAAGATATTCATAATCTGCCATTAGATCATCAAATGATGCTTTTGCAGTATCGCCACCAGTTAAATACACGCTTGGCAAAAAGATAGAACCGCCTTTTGTGCCAGTATTATCAATTCCCTCATAACTAAGAGAATCTAATAATTCTAACGCATCTTTAACCGCTTTTACTTCATCTTCTTTATTGCCAATAACACTAATATATTTTGCATTACCACCAAACCAACCTGTCTTTAAATCTTCAACAACTTGATCCTTTGCCGCATTTGCTCCTGCAACAGCAGTATTAACGTCTGTTCTAATAGATTCTCTTGCCGCCTCAATGATAGCTGTCTTATAATCGCCATATTTTGTAATCAATTCATCAATCTTATCTTCTTCCAAACTTAATGCTTCGATAAGATCATCTCTTGCAGCAGTAGCATCTTCAACAGACGCAATACCAGCATCAACAGCATCATTCAATTCTAAGTATTTAACGGCTAAATCTTTTACCTTCACAGCATTTTCGGCTGCTTCGTTACCAGATTCAATTAATTCTCGCCTTGCTTCTTCTTGTTTCCTTTTCCAATTAGTATACAGTGCAACAGCAATGCCAATTACGGCAACCACACCCATAATACCAGCGGTTGCAATACTGGCAGCAGAACCAGTTCCAATCAATGCACTTGCTGCATTTTTTAACGTGGCGATAAAACCACCACCAGCTTCTTTGCCTAAAACCCATGCAGCTTTCAGATTTCCAAACATAGAAATCAACTTAGGCAATAATCCAAAGCCAGTGCTTAATGCGGACCAAAGATTCTGAACAAGTACAACTGTTTTGCTAAAATTAAGTAAAGCAATAACATCCACAAGAATTAACAAAGTATTGCCTAAACCACCACACGCTTCAATAATGCTATCTAATAATTCAAGCAAACTTGTTCCTGCATCAATAAATGCTCCAATAGATTCACGTGGGAAAATATCTTGCATGATTCCAACAGCAGTTTCCCTAAGAGCATTAAGTTTGTATGTCAAAGACTCTGTAATGATTTCCATTTCGGCATTAGCATTACCAGCACTTTTTGACATATTATCCATTGCTTTCTCCGCAGCACTAAAATTTTGAAGAATAGCTTGACCAATACTGGCTCTCATTTTGCCAAACAGCTTTTCCATTAACTGTTGCTGCTCTTTAGCACCCAACTCATCATAAATTTCAGAAATTTCTTTCAAATACTGATAGACACTTTTGTACTCTGTTTGTGTCTCATCAGTAAACAAGGAAACGCCCATAGGACGAGAAACTGTCTTAGTTAGATCAATTACTTCGCCTGAAATATTAGCTAAATCATCTGAAAGTTGCTGAGTTTCTTCATCGTAACCTCTAATACGCATTGCGATTGTACGCAAAGCATTACCGACTTTTGAAGCATCTTGAGAAATTTCTTGTGCCGCCGTAAACAAAGCAATGTTCTCATCTAAAGTAGAATTCATTGCCGCCATTGCAGCAGCAGAGTTTTGTAAGCCAGCAATAATTTCTTGATTGGACGTAGCAGCAGTATTACCAACAATATTTATTTTAGACATAACTCCATCGAGAACATCTTCAACCTCAATACCATAGGCTTTAATAACACTTACCAGTCCAGTTGTAGACTGATTCATGTCAACGCCCGGAGAGATTGCCGAAAACTGAGCAGCTAATTTAGCCATCATTTCGGAACTCTTTTTATCAGAGAATCCTAATCGGCTCCAATCCGCAGCAGATTGAATAATATCCTTTGTCGTTACACCAAGTTCTTTTGCCGCCTTATTTGCTTCTGAATAAAATGCAACCAAATCTGCACCAGACATAGTAGTAGTCTTTTGTAAGTCTACAAGTGCATCATCCAATTCAATAATTGTACTGACACCTTCACGGATCGCAGATATAATTCTACGGATTACTACTACACCACTTGTCAATCCAAGTAATTGTAATCCAACATTCTTAATAGATTGAGCAAATGTGTTTGTAGTGAGGCCAGCAGCTTTTGCCTCGGATTGAATCTTAGCAAATGCTGTACTTACCGATGTAAGTTTTGAAGCATCTGTATTGTTCTTTAACGTGTTTTGTAGCTTTTTAAGTTCTTCTCTATATTTTTCAGCAGCTTTTGCATTTTGATTCATCCACAACTCAATCTTATTTGAGAGTGTAGCAGATTTATTTAATGTATTCTGCGCTTGGGCAGCTTCTTTTGTTGCCGTAGCCTGATCCCGTGTCGCAACTGTAACAATCAAAAGATTATTTTTAACACGAGCAAGAACTTCTTCATATTGCTGATAACTACTTACCAATACACTATTATCTGTACTGGTTTTCATTGTTTGCTGTAAAGAATTAAGCGTTTGAATATCTGCTTGAATCTGCGACAGCTTTTCATGTCCAGTAGAACCAAGTTGATTAAATTGAGATGTTACACTGGTAATAGATGCTTCGATCTTATTCGTAGCCAAAGCATTCTGAACTTGCTGTAAACTTCTTGATAAATCATCAACAGTCCTCTTACTTTCTGAATTCGCAGTAGAATGTCCTTTTATTGCTTCTGTAACAATAGTTAAATTGTTTTTTACACGAGCAAGAACCTGTTCGTATTGCTGATATGCTGATACTAAATCAGAATTATTTTGTGCGGTAGACATGGTATGTTGCAAAGAATTTAAAGTTTGTAAATCTGCTTGAATCGCCGCCAAGCGTTCATGTCCTGTACTTCCTAATGATTCAAATTTAGCGTTAAGACTTGAAATTGCAGCTTCAATTTTATTGCTTGCAATAGCATTTTGAACCTGTTCTAATTTCTTTGAAAAATCTCCAACAGCTTTTGAATTGTTTTGAAATGATTGAACAAAGGTCTTAGATGTATTAACTACCTTACCAGTCTCAGAATCATACTGGCGAATAATAGTAACAACACGCTGCAATTCATCTGTTCCAGATATTTTTAACTGAATATTACCATTCTGAGACATGGTAGTTGTAATTTTATTGATCTGGAGGCTCATTCGTTGTAAGTCTTGCGTTACAGTAGAAATTGAACCTTTACTAAATCCTGCTCCTTGAAGCATTCGACTAAGATTACCAATACCACCATTCACAAGATCAATCACATTTAATGTACTATTGAACTCCTGATTAATCTGGTTTGTTGCATTCCTAATTTGAGCCGCAGCATTACCAAAATTAATGTTATCAATCTTTGCACTTAAAGTAATTTCCTTTTTGCTAATGCGTTTTAATACGGTATCTAAATCTTGGCTCATTTGTTGAGTAGTTTGCGCTATATCTAAACCCAATACAATCTGACCATCTACATCAGGCATTTCATTCACCTCCATTACAAAAAATTGTCGCCTCCTTCTTAAAGAAAGAGGCGATTTTATTCTTCCCAATAATATATATCAGGTCTTTTTATCAATTTAATCTTTACTGGCAATTTGGTTTTGCTATTAAAATCAGTGATTCCATGTTCAACAAAATGTTCTGCTTTGCGATAAACCCATCGCTCTTTATGAGCAAACCCATTAAAGTGCCAATCTTTTTGCACAACAAATCCATCATTAATGAGCCAAAACACATTTGCGTACTTGTGGTTTGATTCATTAAAAATTGACGGACGCTTTGAATTCTGAATTTTCAGCGTAATTGTCAAAGTGTTTCCATCGACTTGAATATCTGCTAAATCAGAAGTTGAAATGCAATTCCCCATTGTTTCACGGTTAATTTGTTCTTGAATACAATCTCTTAATAAATTAGCTGCATTCACCAACTCTTGTGATAATGTTAATCCAGATGGAGCTTTTACTTTAGTAATATCAAGATTTTTTATAATCTTGTCTAATGACATGATTATTTCCTATCTAAGAGCGGAATTACATTATCACCTGTTTCGCCTTCAGAAACGCCCATTGCATTTGCAAGCTGTGTTAATGTTTCCATTAAATTTGTATTTGTTGTTGCATTTGCAACAACATCAAGCAATGGCCTTAAAATTGCCAAAGAGTTAGATGCTTTTCTTGCATTAATATCCTTAACATAGGCCAACTTATCCGCTACCATCTGACGCAACTCAGCAATCAAAGCCTGATACTTTACATCTGTAGCATTTTTCACAAGATTGATTGCTTTACAAAGTTCATATGTCTTTTCAATATTAATGATCGTAGTCTTTTCGCCAGTTTCATTACCAGCTTCATCTACGATAGGAATTACATCTTCAATGGGCGGTACATTAGTTGTCATCTGGAGCAATGTAATCATAAACAGCGGATCGAGATACTGTGGCATAAAATCACCTTCAACATCAAAACAAGGAATTACAACACGATCCACAAACATACCCTTTTCAGGAATTGTTAAAGACGTTTTGAGAACAATTTCCATAATGACTTTACTATCATCCTGTGGATCAGTCATTTTTAATACTGTATCAGTAGAATTACGCTTATAAACATCCATCAGCGCATTAATAGACTTCTTTGTAATTTTTCCCATATCAATTCTCCTTTAATTTCGATTTAAATTTGCAACAAGTAAAATTCTGAATTTCGTTCTGAATCTTTCCATCTTTTGCTCTTTGCAAAATACTACAATTTCGTTTGTATCTATTACAACCGATGCAATTAGATTCAAATTTTTCTAATTGAGATATATCCTTAAATATACCTATGTAGTCAACTGGTGTAATTTGTATTTCTACTCTTGGGTTTTCTGTGTCATAATAAATACCATTTACACGTTCACAAACAACATTATCATCAACCCAAATCTTTCCACTATCTGTAATAGCATCGAGCATACATTTAAAATAGTTATTGCAATCCATATCAACCCGTGGGAAATAGAAAATACAATCTACATAAAAGTGTTGTGTTTTATTCGGAGTTAAATTCCATCCTTGTTCTTTTACTTGTTTGGCAACATACCTTGCAAACCTCGCTTGATACCGTGTAGCTTCTGGTGTTTTATAACTCATAGCTAATGGTTTACCATTTCGCATAATTGCACGATATGCTAAATAATGATTTACAGATGGTGGAATTTCCGATACCAAATTTAAAGTCATCTTATTCCTCCATAAGATTAAAAATGGGAGGACATAAGCCCTCCCACTTTTCATTAATCTGTTTTCTTTTTAGGTCTACCACGAGTACGCTTCTGCTCTGGATTACCGACATTCACTTTCTTGTCATCCGTAGACACTGTTGTGTCCGGGGCATCAGAGGGCTTTTGTCGTGCAGCCTGAACACGGCGCAAATATTCAGCACCACATTCAGGGCCGCAAGCAATTTCACGATAATTGAATGCACCAAGCGCACCACTTGTTTTATTACAAGGGGTAAACATCTTTCCGCATACACGACATGGAATGGAACGTGTCGCCATATTCAATCACCTCAATTAAGCAAAAGTGGCATTCTTAAAGTTCAATGTGACAACTTCCTTACCATCAACATCAATAGTGAAAGTGGTATTCTTATCAGAAACACGGAAAAGAATATCAGGATCAAAAGCCATATTCTCTTTTCCTGCTTTCGCTACGCCGTTAGTTTTCAAAGTCATCTTAGTACCTGTCTGTGTAAGATGCAGCGGGAAATAATGTCCAGACTGTTCATTTACATCAGAAGAATTGAATTCAGTAAATCCACTTACATTTTTAAGTGTACCTGTTACAGTACCGTCAGCATACACCTTTACATCTGTTCCAATTAAATCAGAAACCGACTTGCCCAATAGAGTCTGACCTTGGGCGGGAATGGTTAGGCGGTCAGACCCAATTAAGGGTTTTCAACCGCCCCAGCATCCTCGGCATCAGCAGCATCCGCACCAAAGACTGTCAAATCCCAAAACTTAGTGCCACCAGTGGTACAGGCAGAAGCCAAACTGGTTGCCTCAAAACCATGAGTGGTCTGACTATCGCCCATTGCCAGATCGAACGCACCAGTAAAGTCAGCATAAGGAATGTAGAACTGAACATGATAAATGTTGTGGCACTTATCTTCAGCCAGCGCATCTACATACATCTCGACAGTCTCAGAATAGTTATCAGAAATGTTGCTGATAACATCACCCTCAACATTACGAGTGTAATACACAACAATAGCAGTACCGTCAGCAATCTCGCCCTCGGCAAAAGTCAGTTCCTTAGTAGCAGGATCATAAGCAAACTTGCCATCAGCAGCAGTAGCATCCTGAGTCAACCGCTTATTGATAGTGCCATCAGAGTTCTTCACGATAACTTCCTGAATCTCGTTACCAGCAGTACCGACAGCCTTATAATTTGTAGTGGCCTTATTGGTATTAACAACCAGATAATCAGGAATCTTTACAGGGGTAGAATCCCGATGCTCACCGACAGAACCAACCTCAACCTCGACCAGACCCATAGAAACCATGCCGTTAGTACCAGACACAGTAACAGACTTATTCCGCTTCAACTGTCCAATAGTACGACCACCCTTACCAGTCAGAGCGGTATTGTCCTGACTATTGGCAATAGTAGCGTTCTGCAACTCATCCAAAGTAAACCGATGTGCGCCGCCATTGATACCAAATGCCATGATAGTCTCAAGACTTGTGATAGACAGATCATTAACAACAACGTTAGACATATTGAATCCTCCTTTATTATTTCAAAATAAATCACCAGAACTTTTCATTCTGGTGACAGCCAATTAATCTTCTCAAGATTAATTTTTGTAGTATCGACAGTTCCAAAATAGACACCGTTCATTGTTTGTTCCCAATGTTTCTTTTTCTGAATCTGTCGCCAACTCGCATTTAGCTTATATACACTAAGTTCCATAACAGTTTCATAGTTGTATGGAAATTCCTCCGTATTAACAAGAGAAATAATCATACTTTCCAAAAATGACTTGTAAGGTTTCTTAGCGAGTCGTTTTTTCTTTTTGCGATTACGTTCAATTAAGTATCTTTTAGCCTCTGCATTACCAGCACGACCAATGGGAGCCTCCCAAAAATGAATCTTGCGAATCGCATTACAAATTTCCAAAGCAATCATTTGGTCGATTACAATATCATTATCTTTGCTCCAAAGAACCTTTTCACCATTTTGAGGATTAACAGCTTCTTGAAAGCCCTTTAAATTCAAATCTCCAAATAATATAGATGTATCATCTTCGTTTACTGCAATGGACTCCATCATCAAAATGAACAACTGGTAATCTGTAATTGTTTCATAGTCAATCCCAATATCATCAAGTTCGACCATTAAATCAAATGGCGTGGCTACAAGAGTTTGAACAATGCTATAATACTTCTGATCGCCAAAATCAAAAATCTCATCTACGGTTGGAACATGAACCGAAATTTTATCATTTACCTTGTAATTTCTAACTTTAAGTAAATTTGGTTTCTGGATCATGTTTCGGCACCAGCCCTCGGATCGCCATTGATAGTAGGACGATTGAATTCAGAAACAGAGTATTCTAACGAAATTCCATGAAATTTAGGAGCAGGACTAATATCATTTATTTCGACCAATCGCATCCTACCAACACCAAACTCCATTGTTCCGTTAAACATTTCTTCAATTCGCTCTGCAATTAAATCATATCGCAACCCATCACTTGTACGAATATTATCTTGATGAACAAACACATAAAAGACAATCGACATTTTCTTAAACGTCTTATTCATTACATCAGGCACATAAATACGATGACAAATAAAAGTACCCGTATCCTTTACGGCCTCTGGCGTATAGGCATACGGGTAAATTCGTTTATACATCAAATCTCGATCTGGAATTGGTGAATTTGGCTTATCATTAATCAAATCAACAATTTTCTGATCGCTGCAAAGTTTTTGGTTAATCTTACTGCGAAACTCTTTCAATTCATGTAATAAAGCCATTCAATCACCTCAAATCCACATATCAGGTTTTTCTTTCAGTTCTGCACCTGTTCCCACAGGATCAAAAGTATAATCAGCAATCATCAATTCTTTGTTATCACGCTTTGGATCATACTGATCCTCTGCAACAGTCAAATGGATATACCCTCTTTCTCCAGCATCCGAATAGCTAATTGTATCTGCTTGCTTCACTTCAAACGCTGTTGGTCTTTCTATATTCCTATCCAACAAGAAGCGAAAACCACCATCAATTAAGCGAGTATGCTCATCAAATGTGATATACACAATCATTTGCGATGTGCCGATAGTCATATGTAATTTCTCATCATATCTATCTGTTTCACCGCTACCGTACTGCGTTGAGTTGATAACACTAATCGGATACTCCACAATTTCTTTAGTCAATGGCGAAAAGAATTTTACCTTATAATTGCAGAACGACAAAGTTCCTTCCCATTGAATGCCATGTAAGTTATTGGCATTCACACACAACCAGTATCCATGTTTAGGCCAAGGAATCACATCACCCATATAAATAGGCTCATGAATTAATGTCTGAATATTTGCCTGTGCTGGCGAAGTAGAACGATACCGCTGCGTATAGATACGGGGATGAATAATTCGTTCTGAATTCCATACGGTTACACCATCAGGAATATAGGAAGGATCATCTGCAAAAGTTTGTCGAACTAAATGCAAAGCATTTTCAATCTGCTCATTTCGCATTGTATTTCCTCCAGCATTCATTCTACGAAGAAAATTTTGATAACCTCCCACAAACAATCACCTCCTAATCTTCTCGTTTAATCCAGCGATACCGTGATAATAAAGTCTCATTGTCTTTTCTATATTTCTCACGTACTTCCATTACTTTACCTAAATGGTTTGCTGGTGAAAACGCATTGAAATCTTTACTTGAAAGTGTTTGCTTGAGCATAAGTGGAACACGAATATAATTGCTATCCAGATAATTGATTACCATATAATTCGATAAAATTTCAATTTCTGTATCTGTCAACTTGCACTTAAACTTGACCTTGTTCCTTTGTGATAAATCTTGTCTGCAACCTCTAAAGGCCGCAACCGCAGGACGTAAATAATCTGAAAGAACCTCATAAATTTCAGATTCTTCCAGATTCAAAAAGTCATAATCTTTTATTTTAGATAAAACACTTTCATAAAGTTCGGTGTAAGGCGTACCCATAAGGAATCACCTCCTTACACTAAATCCATCAATTCAATGCCCAACTTCTTCTCAAGCAGCCGAATCATTTTTACATTAGCGATCTTACCGTCTTTAACATATTTGACAATCTTAGGTGTCAATTCTGTCTTAGCATTGGAATCCAGTCCAGAAAGCAATTCATCAACATCTTTAATGTTATCTCCGCAGAACCGCTTCATATCAGAACGGCTTACCTTTGTCGCATAAATCTTATCCAAGTGTAACTTCTTCATAACAGTTTCATCATTAGGCAGAAGCCACTTTTCAGTGAAATAACGTGGATGCTTTGTATTCATAATACGAAGCTGCTTAAAAGTCATTTCCTGTGTATCACCGACTTCCAACCACGAAAAAGTTTCAAATGTAACTGGACAAGTATAATATACAGCAGGAACACGTGCTTCTACTACAATCCTCGTATCATCATTTAAAACGTTGGAAGTGGCAGGGGCGACCTGTTCTGCCGCCCCATTATCAGGATTCAAATTCTTATTTTCCTGTGCCAATTTTAACGCCTCCCAATATGTATTTAGGATTTAATTAGGCCAAATCCCAATGCCCAATAAAGTCGCTGGTAACAGCAGCCAAACCAGCCTTAACCTGAATCTGGCCTTCAAGAGTCATATCCATATTCTCACGATTATCAGTTGTCTCCTTCAGACGGGAATCGCCCTCAAACACAAACTTGATAGGCTTCGCATTAGTAGCCACAATCAGAATCTTGGTCGTAGACAGGGCAAAATCAAAAGTGCCCTGCTTGAACACCTGTGGAATGGGCATCAGATCATAACCCTCCCAACTGGAAATCACGCCGTTGCGCTTACGCTCTTCCTTGGCAGACTCAGGAATCCAATTCTCATCAATATTCTTTTGTAGCTTGCGCAAAGCAGCACCAGTACCAACAAGAACAGGCTTCACACCATTAGCGGTTTCAACCTTCTCAATCAGTTCAAGCAGATTGTCACGCTCGGTATCGGTAGACAGCGCACCATGACCAACAAAGCCCTCTGGAGCCATATCACTCATATCAGCAAACGCAGCATACACGGCATTCTGGAACGCTTGCAGGAAAGACTTACGAGCCTTATCCATCAGCTTAGTCCAAGAATCAATATTCTTCATAAACCGCTCAAACTCATTGTAGAAATGAACTTCCCACCAAGAAGTTTCCACGGAGAAGGACTTGCCCATATCCATGCGCTCACGAATAGTATCCCAATGGTTGCCGCTAAACTTGGAAACAATGAAGTTGCCATTATCCTCGGCATAGAACTCATTCTTATCACCCAAATCAACACGAATAGTTTCAACAAAGCGATTGAAGAACTCATTCTCGTTCCAACCTTCAGGCAAAGTCTGATCCAGAACAGTTTCAATAATCTCAAAAATGTCATTCTTATACTTACGATAAGTACGATAATTGTATTTCTCGCCATGCAGAACATCCTTTTCAAAACGCTCACGCATTTCAGAATCCATGCTACCAGCACTTGTATCAACATCCTTGGCAACATAATTTGCCACATCACCAGTATAAGTATCAATACCAAGTGCGATTAACTGCTGCTTCTCAGTAGAGAAATTAGCCAGCTTACTCATATCACAAGCCATATTCAATACCTCTCTTTCTTCTTTTCAATTAGCCCACAATATCGTTACGCAGAATCTCGATAAAGTAGATAATGTAAGGGCGACCATACTGCTTGCCACCTTCGGTTCTCCAACCAAGGCCACGCTTGGCAGTACCGATAATCTTACCAATAAAACCCTGACCAGTCGTATCGGCCTTTTCAACCATCTTCACAGTAGTCTTACCAGCCTCGGCAATTACGTACTTGCCAACCTCCGGGGCATCAGCAGAACCCAAATTAATGCCTTCCTTGCTCACCGCATACACATCATGAGCAATCAGATCATAACCCCGGAAAGGACGATCAGCCTCATTAATGTAGTTGTAAAGAGCCTGATTAGTACGCCGTGTCTCATCATAATCCCACTCAGGATTAGCAACCAGTACAACACGATCCTTACCAATCAAATCAGCAGTAGGAGCCAAAAACTCGTGAGTTTCCAGACCCTCAACATCAGCGGCCAGATCGCCAACATAACCAATGTGCCCGTTCTCCACATCAACATCAGTAATCAGACTATACAGATGACCAGCACGAACAGCGGCAATCTTAGAAGTCTCAACGACAGTATAATTCTTATCCATAGTCTTAATCCCTCTCTTTCAATTAATCTTTCTTAGTTGGCAGCACACCATAGCGAGAATTAACCTCCTCTGCTGGAGTCTGCTGGAACACATCTGCGACCACTGGCGCAGCAGTATCCTTTGGCTTACGACCAAAGTTTGCATTCAAATTTTTCTGCGTAAAAAGAATCGCACACTGACCCTGAATATCCTCCAGCGTATACTTATCACGATTCTTCTTCAGTGTGGTATAATCAGCACAATCAGCCAAATGCTGATCGAACTTCCTGAACTCTGCATCCTTTGCCGCTTCAATAGCAGCCGCTTCACGTTGCTGTTCGGCAACCACATAAGCATCATACTTTGGCTTCATTTCATCCAACTCATCCTTAACGGCTGTATAGTTGGCCTCTGCTGTAGCCTTTTCCTCATTAGCTGCATCAACCTGACCACTCATATATGTAGCAACATCAGAAACCGCCTGTTCAAAAACAAACGGCGCAGAATCTTCCGCACCGTCCTCGAAATCAGAATATGTAGTTTTCTTTCGACTTGCGGTTGCGAAATCAACGCTGATCTTATCACCATTCATGTTCATCTTCATACCATAAATACGATAATGGTCAGCACGATCCATTACAATAACTTCGTCACCCTGAACATCAACAAAACAATACTGAGAACACTCGTAGCCCCAACTGTCACGATACTTCTTTTCGCCCAGCACAGCACGAATTTCATCAATCTGCTCCATCAAGTTCAAGGTAAAATTTGTCTCAGGAACCTTTGGCATATCACTATCCTCCTTAATACTTGATTTTTCAACAGAAACAGTGTACTCATGCAATTTATCTTTAATTTCTTGAGCAATGGACTGAACAGTAAATTTAGCAACAGCTTCACTATCAATCATTGCTGGTTGAATACGCTCATCTGTCGATGACAAAAGGCAACAACCTTCAAAATTGAATCCTGTGAAGGTAAAAGTGCCATCGTCATTTTCTTCGCCAGTGATTGAAGAAAGTTCTAATTCCATGCTTTGCGGTTTACCGCCGTCACGTTCAAAAATAGTAACTGCGTCATCAAATTTAGTCCACAAAAGGGCATCAACCTGAAAGAACTCCCGACAAATTCCATCGGAACAAACTTTTTCAATCCAACGATAGTTACATGACTCTGGAA